TCTGTAGTATACGTTTGCGTCCTTTGTCATAGCGCCATTGCCATATGCAGCACCTTCTGCGAATGGATTTGCGACCATGCCGTAGCGTGTCTTGAAGCCAATCTTTGGCTGGAATGTGTCTTCACCAACTGCACGAACCATCTGTAGTGGAACGTATGGGCAGTAGAAGATACCAGCATCGAATGCGCTTGCGCCCTTATAGCCAACTGTCATGTAGTTGTCTGTTACGTATGGGTCGATGTAGACCTTGATACGACCGTTTAGAACACCAGCAAATGTGTTGCCTGTGTCGTCAACGTTTAGAGCGTTGCTGTTTAGAGCAGGAGCGTAATCTAGAACACCAGCCATTTGTAGTGCAGATGCGACATCTGAAGAACATAGGATGATGTTGCCCTTGCCACGACGTGTGTCTTTGGCAATTTGGTTAGCTTCGCGTTCTACTTGGAACATTAGACCCTTGAACTTCTCAACTGACCAACGACCGTTTGCATCGACGTCTAGGTCGAATGTACCGGCTGATGTTGTGTTGTTAGCACCGCGCTTAGCTGTTACGTTAATTGTGCGGATAACTTCACGGTTGATTTCTACAAGGATTTCTGATTGTAGAATGTTTGATAGCTCTGACTCGGCATCTAGACCATGGATAGCCTTTAGATCTTGGGCTAGTTCCATTGTGTACTCTGCCTTCAATGCGCGGCTCTTAGCTTCAACAGAAACCTTCTCAATTGAGAAAGCCATGTTTGCAAATGCAGCGTTTGAAGAGTTACCTAGAGCTTCAGCCTGGCTTGTTGACATACCGCCGGCCCAGTTATATGTATTGGACTCTGCGTTGTTTGCTGAACCAGGAGCTGTACCTACGTTACGGTAGCCAGGTAGGTTAACTGTTGAGTTACCTAGAGCAATCGTTGAGAATGCTGTATTGGCTTCGTTGTAGAATGCTTCTGTAGCTGAGTTAGCTTGTGAGCTGTACTTGCTGCGCATTGCAAAGATCAAGCCTGTTGGGCCTGTCATTGGCTGAACGCCGCAAACGTCATAAGCAACTAGGTTTGGCATTGAACGACGAACCAAGCTAATTAGAACTGGATCGTAGTTTGAAACGCCATCACCAAAACCAGCTGTGCCAGTTGCGTTTGTTGGTGTGTGTGTACCGGCTTCCAATAGAGCACGTGCGCCGCCGCCGTTTTCTGCCATTGAACGCTCTGTATTTTCTAGTAGCTGAGCTGTTACTGATCTACGTAGAGTATCCTTAATTGCTGGAAGGTCTGCGTGCTCAAGAACTGGCTGCCACTTCTTTAGAAGTTGTTCGTTAGAAAACATCTTTATCTCTCCTTTGAGGTTTTAATTATTTATAAAATGGTTACTTTTGGACCGAACGAGAAATTGCTGTAGCATATTTCTGCATGATTGGATCAACTACCTTCTCTGCAGGAGCAGGAGCGACTTCCTCATTTAGCTGTTGCTGAGCATTTGACTCTACCTTCTTAGCTGCGAAGTATGATTCCTTGATCATGCCTAGCTTCTTCTTATATGAAGCAACGCCGGCATACTCAATACCTTCAGCTAATGTACGAAGCTTTTCAATCTGTGTGGCAGCTAGGCCTTCTGATACTTCAGTAAATGCCTTGTCTGCTTCTGCGGATTCTAGCTTCTTAGATAGTTCAATATTTTCATTGATTGATGCAGATAGCTTGGCCTTTAGTTCTTCAACTTCAGCGGCTGTCTGGGCTAGGATGTCTAGCTTCTCTTGTGGGGCATCAACATAATGTTCTGTGAAAAGACCCTTCAGACCTTCCATAAAGCTCTCAACTACTTCGGCCTTAATACCGCTTTCAATTGCTAGCTTGTTCTCTTCTACCCACTGCTCTACTACGTAGTCTAGGTAGCTATCGATCTTTTCTACTAGAGCTTCTTCAATGGCACCAACTTCTTCAGATAGGCGTGCCTCATATTGCTCCTCTAGAGATGCTACAACGCCGGATACCTTCTCGTTGATAGCAGCTTCAAAAATGACTGTTGCTTTTTCTCTAAAATCTTCTGATAGCTCTGAACCATCAAATAGAGCAGCTAAGTCCTCTTGTACGGCCTTTAGCTTTTCCATTGGCATGCCAGCATCTTTCTTGGCTGCCTTTGATGAGTCCTTACCACCAGCTGGGTCTACAGGACCGGCAACAGATGCGTTAACACCTGGTACCTTAAAATCTTCTTCGTGAAGTACTTCTGACATTGTATTTTCTCCCAAAAAATTTACGTAAATTGGTTAATATTATTTATAAAATTAAAGTTTTGACAAGAAGTCAGTCCAGGTTCTAAGCATTGCTTCTTCTAAAGCACGCTTGTTTGGCTTGGCAGCTGCTTTCTCAATCTCTTCTTTATACAGTTCAATCTGCTGAGCTTTCAGCAAACCATTATCCCATACCCATTCTACACCTTCCATAATACCACTAACAAATGCACCTGGTGCTGATGGATCAGCTACAATATCAGCAGCTGTGGCAAGAGTGAAGTCATCCTGGACTTCCATAATGCCATTCTTCTCTTTAAGTGAACCAAGACCACGTGATGAAACACCTACAGCACCACCACCTTGCATGATGTTTCTGGCAATGTTACCCATTGGCGTTTCTAGAATCTTAGCACGACCAATGATGTTTGAACCATCTCTCTTCAACTCTGTGATCATGTGTGAAACACGATCTAAGTTGATTTGTGGGCCTTCTGGATGGCCAAGTTCACCAAATGCTCTCTTTGTGTCTACGTACTCTTTCACGTAGCGATTAACTTCCTTTTCCATAACGGGCATAGGATAGATACGGCCATTTCTATTCTTTAGATCGGCCTGCATGAAGATACCTTCAATAAAGAAGTCCTTCTTGCCATCTTCCTTTTCTTCTGTTATTAGCTTTACTTCGTCTAATACTTCGCAAATTAGTTTCATTGTCGTTGCCCCTTATCGGTATGCTACCGGCACAGCTTTAACAACAGCTGTACCAGATGAAATCTCTAGAGTGTGTGTTGGCCCTTTAATTAAGTACAATGTACTTTCGTCAGAACCTGCTTTATTTAATGTAAATACTGCAACGGTTGTTGTGCTATTGCTTTTTTGAGTAATAATCACACTATTGGAACTATCAGTATTTGTTAGCCTAATAACAGCAGAATTGGCAACAGTGTTTGCTGATGTCAGTGTTATTTCTGGACCTATAAATTTTACGTAGTCTGGCATTGTTATACACCCATATGTTTAATACCCATTTGCCTAATGTGAGTTTTTAATATTGGCCTCACATCTGCCTCTGGATATTTTTCTTTTGCGTTTCTTAACTCTATGGCAAGTTTAGGATGGTTACTATACTTACCAATTAACCTTTCTGCATGGCTAGCTGGGATCTTATTGCGCATCTCTGCTCTCAGCTCACCAGCAGCCTTTCTTGCTTTCATTGGATTCCTGCTATGCAAGCCTCCTTGTAGTTCACTCTCTTCATTAAGAAAATCTAAAAACTTTATCATGTTTTGTCAATGATCTGCTTCTTAACGGCTTGAAGTCTATATCTCATACCTTCAAGGTCATTTGAAGTGTGAGGTCTTGGAGTAGCAACTCTCATCTCACGCTCCTTGTCATTTTTCTCTCTTCTGTCTTCTTCAGACTCTGTAATCTTTGGTGTACCAGCTTGTCTGTTATCATTGCGCTTCTTCTTATTGTCTTCCATTTCTTTTTTTAGAAGATCTCTAGCAATTTGTTTTTGCTGTGGAAGAAGTGGTAATGAAGCCTCAGCCATTTGTGCTTCTTTCTTTACTAACCTAAAGCCAGCCTTCTCGTGCTGCTTTCTAAATTTTTCTGCTGCAGGAACTGTGAAGTGGACTTCGTGAAACTTTTCACCAGTCTTAGGATTATGGTAGTGCATCTTGACACCAACAACATCCTTAGCTTCTTGCATTGGCTCTTCACCCTTAATGCCAGAAATGGCTTGAAGCATCCAGTGATGCTTTTCATGAGCTGTCAATCTGTCTTGTAGGAAGTTTGAAATACCAAGTCTATTCATTGACTCAGCTAGCTTGTAAGAATTGTTTAGAGAAGCAATTACCTTCTCATTATCCATCATTAGGTCATTGACCATCATTAATGGATTTGTATATGTGCTTACATCTTGTGAACCAAGATTGCCTGGAGCAAGTTCACCAAGAACTCTAATGCTCTCAGCAATCATATCTACTGCACCATGAACTTCCTTGTATAGTTCACCTAGGAAGTCATGATATTGAGCAAAGTCTGGACCCATCACATTCCAATGATAGTGATGGGACTTAAGATATAGGCTAAAAGTTTCAGCTAGCAAACTCTTAAGATTATCTGCTAGCTGTTGTTCTTTTGGGTCAATTGTTGCCTCCATCATGATGGAAAGCTTTGCAATCTTCTCTTCTCTTGATTCTGGAATATGATATGCAGCTTCTGACTCGCCTGGGGCATCGTGGCCATGGTCTTCCTTACCAGGATCGCCTGGCTTCTTGATTGCTGCCACATTCTTTAGAATGTGATCGTATGGTGACTCTGCTGATAAAGAATCCTTACCTTGGAAGTCAAGAACTTGCATACCATGCTTGGCCACAAATTCCTGCTCATCACCAGGAACAGGCTTTGCAACCTCTACTAGTTTCTTTAATGACTCGCGAATTGTGGCCATGACTGTCCCCTTATTATTCTGCTGGTACTTCAGCTGGAGCCTCAACTACTGGGGCTTCAGCTTGTGGATTCATTACTGCTTGAGCAACTTCTGGATACATTGCATCCAACTTAGCTGCTACCTTTGTATTGATTGCAGTTTCAAACTTATCTAAGAATGCCGCAGCATCCTGGTTAATAACTGCACCAATCATATCTCTTACGTGTTCTGACATATAATAACTCCAATGTTCTAATTATTTATCAATCTGTTCAATTAAACCTGCTCCATGTCAGCTTTGCGCTGCTGGAGTTGGGTTTGTTGCTGTTGCATCTCCGCCTGTGCATCTTGCTGCTCAGCTTGCTGCTGAAGGATTGGATCCTCCGCATTCTCTTCTTCCATTTGTTCAATGTCATCATCAGATAGACGTAGAATCTTCTTACGAACAAAGTTACGGGAGTAGTAAACACCAATCATATCTTCCATATTCTTGACAGTGTTCACTCTATTGGTGATAATTTCTGATTCCTTCAACTCTGTGAAGTAGCCATCTTGGACGTAGTCAAACTTAATCTTTGACATAATTTCAAGTAGTTCTTCTTGGGCAACAATACCTTTTAGAACTAGCTGTTTACCAAGAGCATCTTTAAACAATACAGAAAACTTCATTCTTAGACGGTCAACAAACTTGGAGAAGCGTAGTTCTTCTCTTGTAATTTCTGATGATCTGCCTAGGCTAAATCCTTGCTCAGAGTTCAATCTTGTTACAGGAACATGTAGAGATTGATATAATCTCTTTTGGAAGTAAACAACATCTTCCATCTGACCTAAGTTTGCACCTGGTGGCAGAGTTGTGATTTCTGTACCCTTACCACCCTCACGGCGAGGAATCCAGAAGTCCTCTGTCATCGTCATAAACTTTCTATCGTCTCTG